AGTAGCGCACTGCAATGGAGAGCAAGCGCACAGAACGGCAACTACTTGTTAATCAGCGGATGGTGGAAATTAAACTAATGAGCGTTATTATCAGCTTCATACTTGGAGCAAACATAGGATTCTTGCTTGCATCAATCATAGCAAGCGGAAAGGAAAAAGAATGAACAGAGGTACAAAGATACGCACCATAGCATTTGCCATTGCGTGTGTTAACCAAGCCATAGCATCAGTAGGTGCTGTGGATCTTGGCAACGCAACAGCCAATCTGGTGTACAACATCATCTCACTTGCATTCACAATCATTGCAGGTGCTTTTGCTCTGTACTTCAACAATGATTTTACTGTTGAGGGTGCGACAGGCACAAAGATAACAAGAGAGATGAAAGCACTCAAAGACCATGAGTGGGAAACAGCAGAAGAACCTGCTGACTCATATATTGAGGAAGAGGGTGAAGCGCATGGGGAAGAATAACACAGAACTTCTTAAGCTTGCACAGGCTCATCTTGGACAAGGTGGTGCGGTATTCAATCGGTACTGCAATTCAAGCGGTGCATGGTGCTGTGCATTTGTAACCTATATCTTTCATGAGGGGAATGATTCCCCTCTTTTTTATGGGGGTAAAATCGTAGTCTATTGCCCAACAGCGATCAAGTGGTGTTCAGCAAATCTTGCCATGATACCTGCTTACCTTGCACTCCCAATGGACATTGGATTCTTTGATTGGAATCACAATGGCTTGCCAGACCACATTGGCTTTATCAGAGAACGCAAAAGCTGTGATGAAGTCTATACGATTGAGGGCAATACAAATGGTGGGGTCGTAGCGCAGAAAACAAGACCTGTGAAATACATACAGGGCATATACAGACCTCACTTCAAGGCATCCTTTGACGCATCCAAGCCATTGGTCATTGATGGGTTATTTGGTTACAACTCGATAGCTGTGACACAGACCGCACTCAAGAAGCTTGGATACTACAATGGTGCGATTGATGCCATCATGGGAAAAGGCACAGTAAAAGCCATACAGAAGTGGGCAGGTGTAGCACAGGATGGTGCATGGGCAACCAAGACAAGCAAGGCTATTCAGAAGAAGCTTGGAGTGACCGCAGATGGTCTTTTCGGCAAGGAGTCTTGCAAGGCATTTCAGAAATGGGCAAATGCGCAGGTGTTTCCCCAACAAGACCCACTAAAAAAATGGTATGACGCAATGACCACACAGTACAAGTGGTCAAAGAATCAGAAGTACAAGTGGGTATCTCCTACTATTGAATCATCCAAGAAGAAAGGTACTTGTATCACTTTCCCATCGGTTTCACTTCAGAGATTGGGAATGTTGCCGAGCGGTGGATATGCATACTTCAATCCAGACAGCAACAAACTTGCAGACAAGCCAAGCGGATGGATAAAGGAACATAGCGAATGGTACGAACTGTTCTACCCTAACAAAACAGCAACGGAACTGTGGAAAGAGGGCAAAATCAAAAAAGGTGACATTGTAGGCTTTGACAATCCAAACTATCACACAATGGTGTTCATGGGAATGAAAAACGGCAAGCCAATCTGGAACACTATGGGTGGTGGTAAGCGTGGTCTGAATGTTGAATATCCATATTACGCTAACAGGAAAATCAACATGATTATAAGAATAAAGAGGGTAAAATAGGTGGAGATCGTGACAATAGCACAGACAATTCTTTTGGGCATCCTTGCTTCAAATGGTCTGTTTACGTTCATTCAATTCCTTATCAGCAGACACGATGCCAAGAAAGAAACGCCAGAAAAGGTGATGCTTAAAGCACTTGGCGCTGACCGGCTTGGCATTCTTTTGAGGGATTGGATGCACTCTGACATCAGATTGGCGAGTGATTGGAAAACGATAGAAGACCTTTATGATGGGTACATAAAATTAGGCGGTAATTCCGAGATCAAGAAGCTATATCAAGAAGCAAAGGACATACCAACAACGGAGTAAGACATGGAAGAAAAAATAATAACATTTACTGCGGATGAGCAGGGATTAGTAAAAACAGGTGGCATATCGCATTATGCTTCAGACACCATTTCTTATATCAAAGCGGTATTCACTTTAGGTGAAAATTGGCAGGGGTTCGATGAGGTAAGAGCGGTATTCAAATCAAAATATGAATGTGTACCTGCTGTGCTTAACTCACAGAATGAGTGCTATGTGCCTGTTGAAGTTTTACTGTACAAAGGCAAGGTAAGAGTCAACCTTGTCGGATCAATAGTGACCGGAACAGAAATAACAGACAGACTCACAACCTACTCTGTAGAAGCACTTGAGATAGATGAGGATGTGCCAATCTGTGGTAAGGAGTCAAAGCCTGTTTCACCATCCGAATATGAGCAATTCGTAGCCAAAGTAGCCAATGATGCAAACAGAGCAGAACAGAGCGCAACAGACGCAAAGGCAGACGCAGACAGAGCAGAAGTGGGTGCTACGGCATCGGAATCGTCAGCTAACAGTGCGAGAACATCCGCAGATGAAGCAGAGGTGTCGGCAGAAAACGCATCCGAATCGGCATCTGCATCAGCTATCAGCGCAAGTGATTCGGCAAGGTCTGCAACGGCATCAGCAGAGTCAGCGCAGAACGCTTCAGAATCGGCTATAACAGCAGAAAATGCAAAGGACGATGCAGAGAGCGCAAGGGATAGAATACTGTCTATGAGGGCAACTGCAAGCACTCTCCCTGTGGGTTCAGATGCTACGGCATCGTATAGTGACGGGCTATTAAGTTTGGGCATCCCTAAAGGACAGCAGGGTGCGGATTATGTTCTGACTAACGCAGACAAAATAGAAATCCGTGATGCAGTTTATGCTCTTATAGAACCAGCAGAGGGGAGTGATTATTAATGGGAATCAAAACAGTACAAGACACATCACTTACATCGGTAGCTAACGCTATCAGAGTAAAAGCAGAGATATCAGGCACTCTTGAATTTCCTGATGAGTTCGTTTCAGCTATACAGAACATCTCGACAGGAATAACACCAAGTGGCACAAAGACCATAACGGAGAACGGAACATACGATGTCACAAACTTTGCATCAGCTGATGTAAATGTCAGCGGTGGCGGTGGTAGTGTTTCTGTTCCGCCTAAAGAAGTCAACTTCTACGATTACGATGGCACAGTAGTCGATGCCTATACTGCATCAGAATTTGCATCGTTGTCAGCAATGCCTCAGAATCCAAAGCACACAGGACTCACATCACAGGGCTGGAATTGGTCACTTGCAGATGCAAAGGCATACGTTGCGAAATACGGCAGACTGAATATAGGTCAGATGTACGTTACCAAAAGCGGTGACACGGAGATAGACATTCAGCTTGGCAGTGGTAGGAACAAGCCGTATTTCGGATGCTGTCCGAATGGCACAGTTGATATCGATTGGGGTGATGGTTCTGCTCACGATACTCTGACAGGAACGAGCACAAGCACACTGAAATCCATTCAGCATAAATATCCTGACACAGGCGAGATGTTTACGATCAAACTGCACATGGAGTCAGGCAGCCTTGGATTCATAGGCTACAGCTCAAGTTCAACAGGTTCGCAAGTGCTCTACAACGGAACTACAGGACAGACGGATGGGCAGAGGGCGTATCAGGCTGCAGTAAAAGAGGTACGCTGTGGCAGTCATGTGACGAGCATCGACAGCAATGCGTTTCAATATTGCTATTCGCTCGCATCAGTGACAATACCTGAGAACGTGACGAGCATCGACAGCAATGCGTTTCAATATTGCTATTCGCTCGCATCAGTGACAATACCTGAGAACGTGACGAGCATCGGCAGCAATGCGTTCAGCTCTTGCTACTCGCTCGCATCAGTGACAATACCTGAGAACGTGACGAGCATCGGCAGCAATGTGTTCCGCAATTGCTACTCGCTCGCATCAGTTACGATGCCTGAGGGCGTGGCGAGCACCGGCACCTATGCGTTCAGCTCTTGCTACTCGCTCGCATCAGTGACAATACCTGAGAACGTGACGAGCATCGGCAGCAATGCGTTTCAATATTGCGGTTCGCTCGCATCAGTGACAATACCTGAGAACGTGACGAGCATCGGCAGCAATGCGTTTCAATATTGCTATTCGCTCGCCCATCTCATCTTTGAGCCGACAACTCCGCCAACAGTAATGAATGCAAATGCGTTCAGCAACGTACCATCCGATCTTGTGGTCTACGTTCCTGCAGGAACATTGGCTGCATATCAGGCAGCTTCGAACTACTCAAGCATATCAAGCAATATGGTGGAGATGAGCGCATAAAAGAAGTGTGGGGCGAAATACTTGCCCCACATGAGGATAGGCAGATACTGAAAGCATTTGATCTAAATTCGGTGTGGAATCCATCGCAGGTCTGGGCATAACCTACCGTGATAGTCGGTGTCCTCTCATCAAAAGAGTCTACCTTAATTGGTAGGCTCTTTTTTTATGCTATAATTAATCAGAAAGGAGATTGTTATGTTGTACAACCATACTATAGCAGAACTGTTGCTATATGTTAGTACAACACTTCAGTAACCTCTAAATCTTCATTGATGTGTATTTCTTTTATAAGATTCTGCCAGAATGCTTTTCTGTGCTTTGCATCAAGCATCTTATACACATCTTTCCATCCCTTTGTGAATGCTTCTTTTTTAGGTGTTTCCTTTGAAAGTGAAGCTATCTTCTGTTGCAGATCCGCAGACTTTCTCTTGTATTCTTTTTCAGAGATGTTGCCCATTAGGTAAATGTCATTCAGCCGTTTTAATTGGTTTCTGTATTTCTGCGGTGATTCTTTCTTCTTGTCTTCCATAGTCACATTCACATTGAAATCTTCTTCAATGTTATCCAATAACCATGTTTCCATCTTCTCTTGGTTTATGAGTTTCCTAAAATCACAATCAACTCTGTCTGGGCATCTGTAATATGAATACTTATGTTGATATGCAGATGACATCTTCCTACCGCATTTAGGGCATCTTATCAACCCACTAAATAAGTATTGTCTGTTGGTGGGTGATTGCTTATGATGTGAACTCAATATGCTCTGTATCTCATCCCATTGTGCTTCAGATATGATAGGCTCACAGTATGCCTTATTCCCTCTATATTCACCTTTTAAGATGGGATTTCTTAACAGTTGATTGATTGTGAAGTGGGTGTAGTGCTTGCCGTAAGAATCGAAAATATAGCGGATGGTTTCTGTGGTGGAT